AGAAGATTCCCAAGGCTAGGAAGCGGCTTATCCCCCCTAGCCATGTTGTCGCGCGCATCGCCAAACCAGCCATATTGGTCGGTCAATTCGCGGCGGCGCTGGCGCGTGAGGAATTCAATCTGTTTTTCGCGATCAGCGATTTCCTTGGCGATCCGCTGCGGAGAGAAAATGTCAAGATACCCGTCAACCGTTGCCCCCAGCGGGCCGGCGTTTTTTTGCGCTGCCCGAAACTTCGCCAGCTCATCCTGCAGCCTGCCAAGGCTGTCGGTCGTTGATTTGAACGGATCAATACCCCAGCCAAACAGGCGGATCGATTCGAGAAATCCGCCCGCGATTTCCTTGCCGTCGCGGAATTCGTCGAGCAGCTTGATCAACGGCGGCAGGACGGCGTTGCTGATTTCGTACCCGACCGTGCGGAACGATGCTGTCAACTCGTCGAGCTTGTCGTTGAATTCGGCGGCGCGCTGGGCCATTTCGGTTGTTACCGGATTAAGCTCGCGCCCGCGGTTCATCAGCGCTTCGATTCCTGCGCCGCCCTCATTGAGCAAGGGGAGTAATTCCTGGTATGACTTGCCCAGCAGCTTGCTTAATTCGGCGGCGCGCTGCGTCGGGTCTGGCATTCTGGCCACGGCATCGGCAAGCTGTATCAAGGCTTGTTCCGGGTCGCGGGCTGCCACGCCGAGCCGTTCGAGGGTGGCGGCGATATCCTTGTTGCCGAACTGCGCCTCGCCCATGGCTTTGTTCAGCCGTCCAACAGCGGCCGCCAGCGACTCCATGCTGACATCGCCAATATGGGCGGCCCACTGCAACCCAGAAAGCGTTTCGATGGACAGGCCGGTACGCGCCGATAGATCGGTGAGCGCGTCGGCAGCATTGATGGATTGCTTGATAAACGCGGCCATCCCGCCAATGCTCAACGCGCTCGTAACAGCGGCCAGCTGCGGGGCCAACAAGGCCGCCGCGCGGTTCATGTCGCCCAGCGACGCCCTGACATTGCGCAGCGCGGCCGTCGCGCGGTCTTCGGCAGAAATGACAATCTTTGTGCTGTTGTCAGCCATGGCGCGACTCCAAATTAAGAAACGCCACCCAGCCCGTGAATTCGTCCTCGCTCATCTCAAGAATCTCCGCAACAGTCTTTTTCAGTTCGCGGGCGAGGCGGTAATAGCTCATGAGTTCCGGGCTGGCGGTCAGTTTTTTTCTGCGTCCTCCAACGACGCGGACAGCAGCATCTGGCCGGCGACGCGCTCGACGACTTCCGGGCTTACTGAGTGCATCAGGGCGCGCTTGTCGTCCAGCGTAAAGGCCGGCTTGCCGTCTTCGCGCTGCGCCTTGAGAATCAAGGTCTGCGCCCACATTGCTTGTAACGATTCCTCGTTCATGCGGGCGCGCAGCTTGGCCTTGTCGGCCAGCGTAATAGGTGCGTAGAACAACACCAGCGGGCCGCTGGCGTCGCCCCATTCAGGCACTTCGACGCGCCGACGTTCATCGGCGCGAAAGTGCAGGCGGGCGCGGTCGATAATGTCGTTCGCCATCAGGCCGCCGTGCTCAAGGCCAGTGCGCCGTTGCCGGTGAAGCTCATGGACGCGGTAATCATCCCGGCGCCTTCCGGCACACTGATCTCCAGGCTGGTGATGATGGCCGATCCGGCGTAATACTTGTCACCCGTGGAGGCGCCCTCCGGGTACAAATTCAGCGCGACCTCTGCGCCGACGACCAGCGCGGCCTGGCCGTTGGCATCGGTTTCGTCCCAATAGCAATTCAACGACCCAGACCACGATTTCAGGCCCGGCTTGTTGGTCTGCCAGGTGTCGCTGATTTCCGTGTCGTCGACAACCGCGGCGGACTGGCTGACGTTCCACGACCGCACTTCGGCGACGGCGTTCGCGCCGACTTTGATGACGCCTTCTGTTCCTTGATGATTAGCCATGCTCTATCTCCTTAAAGGCAGGTTTCCGGGCTGCCCTCACGGCAAACCCAATCGACCACGATGCGCAGGACGGCTTCGCCTACCCGCTTATCGGTGTCGTCCGAGTAATTCTTATCGACCGATTCGATGCGCAAATCGCGCGCCAAACCGCCCAGCGTGCGATTCGTATAACTCGCCACCTCGATCTCATTCAACGCGGCATTCAGCACCGCTTTCGCGTTCGCCGACTTCGCCAGCACGCGGACGGAGAACTCGACGCGGCGCGCTTGTGTGCGCGGCGGTGAATTCGTCGCGTAATCGATGGACTCGTTGCCGTCGTCCAGCACGCGCAACGCCGGCAACTTCGACTCCGGGATCGCCGTCGACTCGTCGTCGAAAACGTTGCCGCCCGTTGTCGGCAAGCCGGTAAGCGCGGCCACCAGCGCGGCGTGTATTTGTGCGACGCCGTGGGTCATAGCTTTTGCAGCCTAAGCAACACCAGGCCAGTGCCGTCCGGCTCGATGTTCGTGACGGAAAAATCGCCATAGACCACGACAACTTCATCGCCTTGCTCAACGTCCGGCACGTCTGCGGCTTTGACGACAAGCGTCGGCTCGGTGCCGGCAACAAAGCCGAGCGCCTGTGCGTAACCGTTGTCGAACAGCCCAACGCACGACACCCCGCCGACCGTGGCAGCGATGCCAAAGTCGGAGAAGAAGGCGGCGAGGTCGGCGGACAAGTCCATGGATTAGTCGGCGGCCGGTTCGGCGTCAGGCTTCGCCGCGGGCTTCGCGGCGGACTTCGCCGCGGGCTTGTCGACTTTCGTCGCCCATCCGTGGCGAATTGCCAGATCGCCGGCCGCGTCGGACACGTCGTCCGGCTTGCCTTGTTCGACGCGCTGGCCGTCCAGGCGCATGGTGCGGAGTGGGATGATCTTCATAATGCGGGCTCCTTGCGGGCCAGCCTGACGGCCGGCCCGGTGCGGTTATCAGGCGGTGAGGGCGTCGAGCATCGCCGAGAAGCTGACGGCATGGCGCACGGCGATATCCACGTCTTGCAAGGCCACCACGCGGACGGTGCCGGAGGTCGAGCCGGTGTAGGGATCAACCATCAGGTCGAGCGTTCCCCATTCGCCGATGATCAGGTCGGCGAAGTTGCCGAAGATGATCGCCGACGCGACGCCGGAGGCGCTGCCCTTGGTCAAGTTGCTCGGAACCTGGTTGCTGATGCCGGCGCGCGCGCCGCCGAAGTTGGTCATGCCGTTGGCGTCCGGGAAGGCCGGGCAGACGAACTGCGCCGCGCCGCTGGCCTTGTCGGTGGTCATCAACTTGCCGGCGACCTTGGCGTTGGTCAGGTAGCCCGTCGAGCCGAAGTCGGCATTGGCGACGGCAACATCCGACCAGAGTTCGACGATATGCGCCCAGGTCGGCGCGGCCCCGTTCGTACCACCTGCAACGTCGCCGATGCCGGAGGTATTGAGGATGCCGGTCGGCTGGTTGTTCGATCCGCTGCCGTTGATGGCGGCGAGGTCGATGGCGATGGCCAGCACGGACGCCAGATCGTTGCGGACGAAACCCTCGACGTCAATGGACGATTGCAGCAGCAGCTTGCGGCTGATATCGGAGAATGCGCCGACGGTCTTGGGCGCCATGGCGACCTGATCGAAGGCGGCGGCGGATTCGGTCGGTGCGCCGGACTCGGCGACCCAGTAGGCCGTTGCGGCGCCGGTCTGACGCGGGATGGCGATGCTGCCGGACAGGCCGGTCAACATCTGCGCGCCGAGCTTGGTGACCATCATGCGATTGCGCAGCAGTTCGATGAAGCTGGCGGCCAGCAGATTGGTGGCAACGGTGTTGCCGCCGGCCGTGGCAGTACCGACTGTCAGGTCGCGGCGCTGGACTTCGTGCGGCACGAAAAAGCCCTGGGCAGCGCGGCCCAGTTTGCCAGCGAAGGCATCGGAACACTCGCGCTCGAAGCCGGCGGCCTCTTGCGCCTTGCGGTCGCCCGGATTCGACAGGGAATTGATGGCGCGCAGGAAGCTGAAGCGCTTGGCCTCTTTTTCCGTCAGGCCGATATCGGCGGTGTTCTGCGGCTTGTTGGCGGCATGCTTGAGCATGTCGGCGCGGAATTCGTCGACCGACTTGCCGGCGCGCAACGCTTCGGCGGCCATCTTCTCGCCGCCGGACTTGGCGAACATTTCGCCGATGGCGATGATGTCGGCGACGCGCTTGTTGGAATCGGCAACGGCGGAGGCGCGGGCCTCGTCAACGTGGGTTTGGGTGATTTCAGACATGATCTTGGTCTCCATGGGTAGGGAAAGAATCGGGTGGTCGCCACCATCTGCGGCACTGCGGCCCACGCCGACGGTGGCATCGGCAGGCACGGAAACGAGGGAAACTTCCATCGGCTCCCAATCGGTGACGCGATAGCTGTCCGCTTCGTCGCCGGTCTCGATCAGTTGCGCCTTGTGGATCATGTAGCCGACGCTGACATTGCGCCGGATGCCGTCTTTCACGTCTTGCCAGATTTCTTCTGCCCGCGCGCTTTTCCCAAAGCGGACGACGGCGCGACCTACCTGGTCGGCATCGATGCGAACAGACTCAATCACGCCGACGTGATCGCGCGTGTCATGATCCATGAGGAGCGGCCCGCCGCTGGTCAAGCGGCCAAGCCGAATCGATTGCGGCGAGTGGTCGAGGATTTCGATTCCCCACCAGCGTTCGTAAGGCGTCTCACTGGAAAAGGCCAGTTCGACGGTGCGGGCGTCTTCGCTGATCTGCGCGCGTTCGACTTGGAAAGCGCGTTCGACGCGGGTGCCGGGCTTGATGGTTTTGTTCATGGCGGCCATGAAATCACTCCATGCGTTTAGAGGTTAAGGCGAGGGGCTTAACGGCGCGGCGGCGGGCGTCGCGTCGTAATCGATCAGGGTCACTTTCGCGCCGGCGACTTGCGCCTCGAACGCGGCGACGGCGGCAATCACGTCTTCAACATCCACGCCGTTCTGTGCGGCGATCATCTGCGGCGAGGCGATGCCGGATTTGACGGCCAGGCGCGCGGCCTCGATATCTTTGAGCGGATCGACCCACGACCAGCGCCGGCCCTGCCATTCGTGCGCGGAGAATTTCTCGTACTTCGCCACGGGCAGCGCCGATCCGTTCGGCATGGTAATGACGCCGGCCGCCATGGCGCGGCGATACCACTCGTCATAGATCGGCTCCATCAAGGCGTCGATGAACCAGTTTTGCAGCGTCATCCACTGGTCGCGCTCCTCAATCACCCCGGCGCGGATGCTGCTGAAATTCACGTCCGACAGGTCGCCCGTCAGGCCGGCGGCGGACACGTCCAGGCCGGCCGCAATGCGGCGCAGGATGGCTTTCGAGAAGGGTTCATAGACCGTGTTCGGGTAGGCGGATTCCGGCGTGCGGATATCGTAGCCTTCGGGGAGCACGTCGTAGCTGCCTGGCGCACTGATCTTGATCGGATCGGAATCGGCCGATGTTTCGTCGGCGACGCCGGCGGCGCTGCCGTCGGGCGAGACGATAAAGCCCAGCGTGTCCGCCCCCTTTCGTGCAGCCAGCAGGGCGCTGCGATTGAATTCGCCCAGGTCGTGCATCGCCAGCATCGCGGCGTGCATCCACGGCATGCCGCGCACTTGCTCGGCGGTTTCCGGGACAAAGATATGCAGAATGTCGGCGGCCGGGACGGGCTTCGACCCGCCGGTGCTGCCGTCGACCTTGTCCTTGATCCAGTAGGCGACGGAGCGACTGTAGCTATCGACCTCGACGCCCATGATGATGGCGTTGCGGCCGGTTCCCGGCGCCAGGTTGCGCTGGGTATCGAGCCGCGCCATGTCGATCAACTGGAGCGCCAGCCCTTCGGGGTTGTTGGCATCCGATCCGCGCACGATGCGCACCAGCGCCTCGCCATCGCGGGCGACGGCCAGGGCAATGGCGCGCTGTACGTCGGCGAACGACAGACGCCCGGTAATCTCGGCGCTGCCGCGCTTGGCCCAACGGAAGAAGGCGGCTTCGATGGCGTTGTTCGCCAGCCGATCCGGCTTGCTCGGCGCATCTTCGACGCGCGCTTGCAGGATGAACCCGGCCGGCCCGACGATGTTGCGCGCGACCATGCGCAGAAACTTGCGCGCGTAGTCGTTGTTTTTCGCCAAGTCACGGGCGCGACGGCGCAGGCTATCCAGATCGGCGCGCAGTTCGTCGTTGATGGCCTGCTGGCCGGCGACCCATGACGCGGTAAAGCGGTCGAAGACGGCGGCCTGGAATGGCCCGCGCGACTGGCGCGACGGCAGTGGTTGCTGACGGCCGCGCTTGAATAGGTCGAGGAGTCCCAAGGGTTAAAACCTCACGTAGACTTTGCGGCCGGCGCTCAAGCCGGCGGCGATGTTTTCGGCGGCGATCTCCCCGGCGCGCTCGCGCTTCATGGCGTCGCGTAGCTTGAGCAGTTCGCCCATGGGGATGTATTTCATGCGCCGGCCGGCAATCTCATACTCGGCAACGGCGGGATCGCGGGTCGTCAGCCAAGAATTAATCTTGGCCAGTACGGTTTCGGCGGTGGTAGGCATGCCGTCATAAAATCACGGCAGGCGTTTAGGGGTTAAGGCGAGGCGCTTAACGGCTGATTGACGATCTGACACACGCGCGCTCGGCTATCTGCTTTTTAGCTGCTGTATGCAGCGCTTGCACGTCACCTTTGCTCGATCCGTTGTCATTCTTGCCGGACTGCTGCCAGACGAATTTGGATTAGCCACGAACGGCTCTGACCCGCATAGCGGCGCGTTTATCATTCGATCCCCGTACGAGAATCGCTCAAGCCCATTCCTAGTACTTCTGCAAATTCTAAAATGCACTTTATGCGGCAGCCAGTTGATTGATTTTGCCATAATTACCCACCCCCTACATTGACGATCTGACACACGCGCGCCCGGCTGATGCCGTACTTGCGCGCCAGCGCCGGGTAACGCTCGCCGGCTTGCCAGTCGCGCAGGATCGCAGCATTGCGGCGCGATAGGCCATCTTGCCCGCCCTTGCCGATGTAGGGACGGTCTCCGCCCCAATCGCGCATGATGCCGGCCTGCCAGTTCGCGGCGACCATCTGCGCAACTTCGGCGCTGATGCCCAGCTTGCCCATGGCGCGCAGCAGGCGGTCGGTGGCGTCGTCAATGAATTCGTTGGCCATTCGGTCAAGCCCTTTGGATGTGGTAGCGAGCGCGGCGGCCGGCCACGACGGCCGATTGTGCCGTCGCGCCAGCGCCGAGTTTTTGAACTGCCGAGGATTGCTCGGTAGCTGGAGCGGCGAAGAGGTCGCCGGTGGCTGGTTCGAGGGCGGCTTCGAGGCGAGCCCATTGCGGCTCTTTCCACAGGTGCAGCCGGACGGCCGGATGGTGCGCGGCGGCGAGGGCATAGACCCAGGTATCGAGCGCTTCGTTGCGCGGGCGAAGTTTGATCCAGCGTCGCTTGTTCGGATCCCAGACTTCTGCGGTGAGTTGCTGGTAGAAGCTGGCATCGAGCGCGGCGGCAAAGCCGACGGTGCGGTCGTGCGCGACGCGCTTTCCGTCTGCGGCGAGGCGCGCGAATAGGTATGACTTGGCGGTGTCTCCGCCGACCAGCCAGCCTTCTGCGCCGTGCTTGATGGTGCGGCCCCGGATGGTGACGTCGAGCTTGCTTGGGCGGTTTATGATTGGCTTGCCAGGTGTGCTTGCGCCCTTGACGGCGATGACGCCGCGGCGCAGGCGTTCGCGCGTCCAGGCCAGCACGTTGTCGGTGAGGTAGCCGCTGTCGATGGCGGTCATCAGCGGCTTCATTGGCAGCCCGCGCGAGTTGGTGAAGGGTACGGCCAGCCAGCGGTCGAGCGCCTGCCATCCGTCGTCGGTGGTGGGGTCGGCTGGCAGTTCCGTCCAGTCGATAACCCACATGGCGCCGCCGCGCCCATGGCCGATGACGATGATGGCGAAGCGATCTTTCTGCACGTCGACGCCGACGGTGAGCGCCAGGCAGCCGGGCGGGATGTCGCGCTGTTTGTGGTTGCCGGCGCGGCTGGCGAGGTCGTCGGGGTCGAGCTTTTCTTCGGGGTCGGCAACGACTTCGCCGAGGCGCAGGTTGATGAAGGTCTTTTGGCGGGCCGGGTCTTTCTTGGCTTCGTCCCACTCGGCGGCGAGTTCGGCCCATGCGAGGCCCAGGCCGATGGGCGTATAGAGGCCGTTGATGTGGAAGCCGGGCACGTCCCGCTCGAGGTGCGTGGCCTGCCAGCGGCCGGCGGCGAGCATGTCGGTTTTGTGGTGTTCTGCGATGCCAATGCCGCAGGCGGCGCAGTGATAGACGGCTTCGGCCGGCTTGCCATCGGGCCAGCGCAGGTTATCCCAGACCAGCGGCTGCTCGTGGCCGCATTCCGGGCATGGCACCAGGTAGCGGCGCTGGTCGCTGGCTTCCCATTCCTTGTTGATGCGCGACAGGCTGGCGATGGTGGGGGTGCTGACCAAAAACACCTTGCGGCGCGGGAAGGTGGTGGTGCGCGCTTCGGCCAGGCGCACCGGGTCGCCCTCGCCTTCGAGTTCGCGCGGGTAGGCATCCACTTCGTCAAGGAACAAATATCGCGCCGGCATCGAGCGCAGCGATGCGCCGGAGTTCGCGCCAGAGATCACCATCACACCGCCGGCCCATTCCTTCACCAGTGTGGTGTTGCCGCTGTCGCGGGCGCGCGATGGCGCGATCCGCACGCGCAGGGTCGGGCAATCCTCGATCATCGCGGCTAGGCGCTGCTTTGACCAGCGTTCGGCCATGTCGAGCGTCGGCTGCACGATCATCATCGGCGCTTTCTGCGTGTCGATGAACCAGCCGACCCAGTTGTTGCCCATCTCGGTGCCGGCCGATTGCACCGACTTCATGAAGACGATGCGCTTGCACGGGTGCGATGGCGATAGGCAGTCCATGATTTCGCCGGAATACGGCACGCGCGTCGTGCGCCACGGCCCCGGCTCGCCCGCGCCCTTGGTCGGCAGGCGTCGATGCGTGTCCGCCCATTCGCGCACGCCGATGCGCGGCGGCGGCGCGAACCCGGCCGCCCACGCCGCGCCGACAAGCTGCGCAGCGTCGAGGCCGGTGAGGAAGTCAGGCGCGCCCATCGTCCAGCTTCAAGGATTCAGCCCCGGCCGCGAGGTCTTCAAGCACCTGATCGATCTCGGCGGTCAGTAGCGCGTGGCATTCGTGCGGATCGCCCAGCGCCGCCAGCCGGTCGG